TGTAATGACTGAAAATGTTCAGGTTTCTTTAGAAACTACTAAGAACTATATAGATACGTTCTATAACTGGGATCGAAGAACGGAAGAATGGCAAAATTTGTTTACTAATATTCTACGAGAAAAGAAGCTTCTATAATGGCTATTAATTCGCTTACTGATAAACTCATTGCCAAAAAGTTTTGGGGTGAGGAACCAATCTATAAGAAAGCAATTACATCTAAAAATGATGGAATACTTTGTAAAATGCTTAATTGGTATAATGTCATGTCTGATGAAAAAGATAAAGACAAATGGCTTACCGATTATATGAAAAAAAATGGATATAGTAAAACCGATATTTCAAATATCGTGAATTTAAATTCACTTGGTAATATTGCTAAAAATAGTGCATCTGTTCTTGCAAGAATAGAATCCAATGGAACTATTTTTGCCGGAGAATTAGAGGGTCAAGTTAAGAGCAGAATTGAAAAAGCTTTATCTTATAATCAACGAGAATTAAAAGAAGATAAATCAAGCGCAAAAGTAGTTTCCATTCAAGATAGAATCAAAGTGCTTGCTGAACCTCATGTGATTCATATTGATGATGAGATTCATTCTTGGTACTATGAACGCAAGACAAAGATAGAGTTTTCTTTATACACATATCTTCAACGCAATCAGCTTAACTCGCAGATTTGCAATCATATCAAAACATTAGTTTCTAAGATTCATGCTGAACATGCCGAAATGGTAGAAGGTAAGGATGAACAACTAACTGAAGCCTATGCTTATCTTCCTAATGCTTCAAAGAAAGCTATCATGAAGCAGTTGACTTCATGTATGGACGATATTGAACGATTTGTAGGTAATACGAAAGTATCTAAACCTCGTAAACCTCGTAAAAAGAAAGAAGTTACTGCTAGTAAGTTGATAAATAAGCTAAAGTATCAGAAGGAATTTACTAAGCTTAAGATTAAATCTATTTCTCCTGAATCGATCGTATCAGCCCAACAACTTTGGGTGTATAATACGAAATACGGTCATTTGACTATGCTTAATGCTATAAACGATAAAGGTCTTAGTGTTAAGGGAACGACGATTGTCGATTATGATCAAACTTCTAGTATTAAGAAGAAGCTTAGGAAACCAGAAGACATTATTCAAAAGGTTTTAACTGGAGGAAAATTAGTTTTAAAGAAACTTATGTCTGATTTGACGACTAAACCTATCGAAGTAAATGGTCGAATTAATGATGATTGTATTCTATTAAAATCAATAAAATAAAAAAAGAGGCCTTCTATGCTAGAAAGCGCACCTCAAAAATTAGCTGAAAACGTAATAGTTTTCCCACATTCCAAACGGTTTGGTCCAGCTGCAACTGTCGAAGAACTTAAAGAAATGATTGTAGCAAATAAGACGGAAGTTATAGAGTGCTTTGTAGAAGAACTTACCAAAGAGATTTTTAGAATAACTTCAGATCATGGTTACGATATAGATAACACAAAGGACATTGCCTATATACTTATTTCTTTAAAAGCGATACTATTACGACATGAGAACATCTATCATCCTATTCAAACGTTCATAGATGAAACTGTAAATGCTGACTGTATACAACCTATTGAAGATTAATTTCGGAGTATAAAATGATTATCCTTGACTTAAATCAAGTCATGATTGCAAATATTATGGCCATGTATGGCAAACATATTGGAAAGACACCAATTGAATTGGATCTATTTAGATCTATGGTGTTGAATACAATTCGCTCTCTAAATAAAAAGTTTAAATCTGATTTTGGCGAATTAGTCATCGCTGCAGATGGTAAGCGTAGTTGGCGTAAAGATGTATTTCCTTATTACAAGGCCAATCGAAAAAAGAATCGTGAAGAGTCTGAAATCGATTGGTCTTTGATCTTTAATTGCCTAAACACCATTCGCGAAGAACTTAAAGATAATTTCCCATATCCTGTAATCCATCTTGATGGCGCAGAAGCTGACGACGTTATTGGTGTATTGGTGCAAGAATTCTCTAAGCGAGATCCATCTCAAAAAGAACATATCTTGATTCTATCTGGCGATAAGGACTTCATTCAGCTGCACTCATACAATAGTGCAGTTACAGTGAAACAATTCGATCCTATAAATAAGAAATATGTTTCAGCAGATGATCCTAAGAGGTTCATGAAAGAACACATTATTAAAGGCGACGTTGGTGATGGTATTCCAAACTTCTTGTCTCAAGACAATAGTTTTGTTGATAACATCAGACAAAAACCTATTCTTAAAAAGAATCTTTCCGAGTGGATTTCATATTCCACTCCACAAGAATTTTGTAATGAAGAACTACTGCGTAACTATAAACGAAATGAATGTCTAATTGATCTTCGGTTTACACCAACACATATTCGCGAAGCTATCATGACTCAGTTTGAACAACAAACTGGCAAGAATAGATCTAAAATCATGAACTACATGATTAAGAATCGCTTAAAAGTGTTGATGGAATCCATTAATGATTTTTAGGATTAAAAATGTATAAATCACTTTATGAAGAATTGTCTATAATTTCAGAACTTAAAACATCAAAAGAAAAAATAGAAGCGATCTTAATGCATCGCCGCCGAGATGCTTTTAAATCTTTATTTGGTTTAGCATATGATCAAAGTATTAAATGGTTGTTACCAGAAGGTGAACCCCCGTTTAAACCTACAGAAGCTATAGACGTAGAAAGCCGTTTGTTAAATGAAATTCGTAGAATGTATCTGTTTGTAGAAGGCGGTAATCCAAATTTAACTAAGTCACGACGTGAATTTTTATTCATTCAGTTGCTTGAATCAATTCATCCGCTAGATGCAAAATTGATCATTTCTATTAAAGATAGAAAATTACCATTTAAAGGTTTAACTAAAAAGATCGCACAACAGGCATTTCCAGATCTTAACATCGAGGCAATTAAAGAAGAGGCATGAGCAAGTCGTTTAGAGAAAAAAGATCTCAAGATAAAGATCTTTATGAATCAATTCCAAATACAAGACGATCACATAAAGGTTTTAAGAAGAAAGAAAAAGTAGTCTATACAGCTCTTAAAACACGTGATATTGAAACGCTCATTAAATACACTGAGGATGAAGATTAATGCCTACGTATACATTTCGTAATAGTGAAACGGATGAAGTGTTTGACCAGTTCTTCACTTCATACACAAAAAAGGATGAGTTTCTTGTGGAAAACCCGCAACTACAACAAGTACTCCATCCTGTTGGAATCGGAGACCCAATTAGGCTGGGGTTGAGGAAACCCGACGATGCTTTTAGAGACAAACTCAAAGATATTAAACGAGCACATCGACGTAGCACAATTAATACATTTTAGGAGAGACAAGAAAAAGAAAAGACAGCAGACCTTTAAAGATCAAGATGCTCCGATTCAAAAACACCATCTTAATCTGAAAGCTATAAAGCCGATAACACAAAATCAAAAGCTAGCTTTTCAACAATGGAAAGCAGGTCAAAATCTTTTACTTCATGGACTTGCTGGAACAGGTAAGTCTTTTATTTCTCTTTATCTAGCACTGAAAGAAATTTATAACACGCAGTCATATTATAAGAAAATCCTTATAGTCAGAAGTGTAGTTCCTACACGAGATATGGGATTCCTACCAGGATCTATCAAAGAAAAAACTAAAGTCTTCGAATTACCTTATCAAGGTATCTGCACAGATTTGTTTGGACGAGGAGATGCCTATGAGCTTCTCAAGACTAAACATATCATAGACTTTACTACAACTTCTTTTATCAGAGGAAATACATTTCACGATACTATCGTTATTGTGGATGAGGTAAATAATCTAACTTTCCATGAACTTGATTCAGTTATTACTCGTTTAGGTGATAACTGCAGAATGATGTTATGTGGAGATTATCGTCAATCAGATTTGGTCTATCACAACGATAGAAATGGACTAATAACGTTTATAGACGTATTAGATAAAATGAATGGATTCTCACACGTTGAATTTGAAGTAGACGATATAGTGAGATCTGGATTAGTGAAGGAATATATAATTGCTAAAAATACCCTTGGTCTCACGTAGTAAAACTTTTACACTAAATGAAGTCGAGTTTCATGAACTTGAAGCTTTTACTGAGAATAATAAACGATACTATATGACTCCTACTGGAGAAAAGTATCCATCTGTCACTACTGTATTAGGAAGTAGAGATAAGTCGTGGTTATATGAGTGGCGTAAAAAAGTAGGGGAAGAAGAAGCTAATCGTATTTCTCAGAGAGCTTCAAATCGTGGGACTCGACTTCATAAAATATGTGAAGACTATATTCGCAATAAAGAAGACTTCTGCGGTAATCAGCCACCGCTTGCAGTCGATATGTTTAGATCTATACAAAGATATGTAGACTATATCGATGAAGTCTATGGCAATGAAATTGCTATCTATTCACATGAACTCAAAACCGCAGGTCGAATAGATGTATTTTGCAAGATGGGTGGTAAAAACGTTATCTTAGACTTTAAGACTTCAAGTCGTCTTAAAACAGAAGATGAAATTGAAAATTATTTTCTACAGACGACCACTTATGCAATGGCGATCAAAGAACTAAAAGGAATAGAAGTACCTAAGATCGTCATTCTAATAGCAGTAGAAGATAATGAGCCTCAATTCTTTATTAAGAATACAAGTGATTACGTAGAAAAAGTTAAGCAGGTGTTTAAAGAATATCATAGGTAATCGATGCAAATAAGAGTCTCTTGTTCTTATGATGAAAAGTTGAAACGACAACTAAAAGATATGGCTCTATTTGTGTTACCTAAACTCGTCAAAGGACGACCGATTCTTCTTAACAATTTGAAACTATATGTGAAGATGGATGATAAGCTTACTATAAAGGAAGAAGCTTGGGGATTGTGTTATTGGAAAGGAAATCCATATAGACCTAGAGCATTCTCTATATACATAAGAAGTTCTTTGTCTAATATAGGAATCATTCAAACATATATTCATGAACTCGTCCATGTCAAGCAATATCTTCTTGGTGAATTGACAGATCTCACATCTGGAAAAACTAAATGGAAGAAGAGGATATATGAAGATCTCGATGAACAATGGCATGACTTATCGTCTCCCTGGGAGAAAGAGGCATACAAGATAAGCAAGTCTATGTATTTGAAGTACTATTGCCCTCCAATTATTTGATCCTGGCCTATGTACATTATTTCGTAAATACGGTATTATATGCTTGTAAATGTGAAAACAACCTAACATATGGAATATATCATGAATAAAGAAAAGTTTGCCAATCCTCCCCGTAAAGAAGCCACTCGAATTGGCTTTGAAACTGCAGAACGCATCTATTTGGCCAATGCTAGCCTCAAGACCAAAGAAGTGGTCAAGCTAATTGCCGATGAATGCGGAGTCAACGAGACTCGTGCATACTACTACTTGTACTGGCCGCGTCGTAAACTGCGTAACCAGATCAAGCTATAAATAAGATTGTGTTGGCTGGCGTAGCTCAGCAGGCAGAGCAGGGGTTTTGTAAACCTCAGGTCGGGAGTTCGATTCTCTCCGCCAGCACCATTTAATCCTGCAGGCGTTCATCATGTTTAAGCGATTCTTTTAACAGGACTTAAGTCCTCTCCCTTAAATAAGGAGGAACATATGTTCAATCATTTTTTATTGTGCGCCGTATTAGCATGCGCACCTATAACAACTTCTTATAACACTAATCCTACTGTACCTCTGACAATTACACAAAAAGTAGGATATAAACCATATAACAAGATCTTGAATGAAAGAGAAGTAAAGTGTCTTACAGACAACATTTACTTTGAAGCAAGAAGTGAAAAAGACATAGGTAAAAAGGCTGTTGCTCTTGTTACGCTTAATCGATTAAAAGACGACGAGTATCCTAACACTATATGTAAGATTGTTCATCAAAGAAATCGATATAAGTGCCAATTTTCTTGGACATGTCAAAAAACTCCGAAAGTACGTGATTTATATACCTATAGTGAATGTCGTAAGATCGCCAAACAAGTCATATTAAATCATGAAGTGATGCATGATGTTACAAAAGGAGCAACTAATTTTCATCGAAGGGACATTCGTCCTGAATGGGCGAATCCACGTAAAAGGACTGTAGCTATAGGAAAACATGTGTTTTATAAATTATGAAAAAAGTAAACATCAAATCAGTAAAACCAGTACAAGAGTTCGTCAAAGAGATCGAGGCATATGTCAAAGAGTCTAAGCTAGATTACTTAGATGCTGTTCTTCATTACTGCGAATTGAACTCACTCGAAATTGAAACCGTAGCAGCTATGATTCGTAGCTCAAGTAGGATCAAAGCGAAGATTCAGCAAGAAGCTGAGGACGCTAACTATCTTCCTAAAACGGGTAAATTACCAATATGACGGATGCTTTTGAAGCATATCAAAAATATTTAGCACTTAAACAACATTTTACGAGAGACGGGTACGATTATTTTAAGTATGGTGGCAAAGTGAGTGCCCGTCTCTCATCTTTTGAATCGAGAAAAGATAGGTTCTTTTTCTATAAATTGGCCAAACGAAAGGATCTTGAGAACTTCCTTCTAGCCAACTTTATTGATAAGGATGTATCTTGGGTCAGAGATCTTTTAGGTAATGAGGCAGAGCAGACATATACTGGTTGGCTTAAGCGTCAACAGTCTTTAGGGTATATGTTCCAGAATGAACTGGATAAGCTAGGTGATGATCTAAATGACAATCTAATGGTAACTGATGGGCAACATCCCAAATTGTTCAGGCAGTTCTTAAGAAACGAGATCTCTATAGAGACGCTTGTTATCTTAAACGATATCTTAAAGTTCTTCAAACATTGGAACGATAAGATCGAAGAGAAGATTATATGGAATGATGTATATCGTAAATGTACAAAATACCGACCTTTCCTTCGATTTGATCGTGAAGTATGTAAGAAAGCTTTACGAGAAAGGTTTACATAATTAATGGGATATGGTATAAATATACTGTACACTATGATGATGTGGACAAGAAATATACAAACATACACTGTAATACTAGGAGATATACATGGCATTTTCATTCGCAGACTATAATAAGACTCGTAAGAATCAATTTGAGAAACTTGCTTCTCAGCTCACCAAACAGAGTTCTAATTCAAAGGAAGATGATCGTTTCTGGAAGCCAGACGTAGACAAAGCTGGTAACGGATATGCAGTCATTCGCTTCCTTCCTCCCCATCAAACTGAAGACTGTGCTTGGGTTCGATACTTTGACCATGGTTTCCAAGGTCCAGGTGGTTGGTACATCGAAAAGTCTTTGACCACTCTTAATCAGAAAGATCCTATATCTGAGTACAACTCTCAGCTTTGGAACTCTGGTCTTGAAGAGAACAAAGATGTTGCGCGTAAGCAAAAGCGTCGTCTACATTATGTGTCTAACATTTATGTAGTCAAAGATCCTTCCAACCCTCA